GTACTGGAGTCCCATTTTCATCCTTGCCTTTACCACCGAATCCTTTAACATATTGTTTAAGTTCTTCTGCGTCTTTTCCTTCGGCTACTTGGCATTCGTCTAGTCTATCAGACCCATAGACGACCTTGTAATTTTTAAAAGCTAACTCCCAACTGGTAGATACGCTTTGATATTCGGAAGATTCTTCTTTAGAAGCTTCTTCAATAGCTTTAGCAAGATCTGGGAAAATATTCCTATAGATTAATCCTGCGGCATTAATATAGTAAGGTTTTGTTTTGTCGGCATATGAAGTAACATCATAGTCTTTAAAATCAAACTCCTCCTCTGAGAAAGAAGCGTTTATGATATGCCCTACAATTTTTTGTTTCTTATGCTCTATATTTATAGGCTTGTTTATAAACCTCTTTACTGCGTCAACAGCTGTAGCAGAATCAATCCCATCACCGTTCTTATTAAACTCATTAACAACAGCTAGATTAAAAACTACAGGTAGTACGTCTATATTATCAGACGGATCAAAATCTTCTGGAATAAGAGATTTGGCAGCTTCCGCTATAGAGCCTTCAGAGACTCCAAACTTATCAAAGTCTTCTTTATGCAGGGCTTTGATATTACAATCAAAGTTGCTCAAAAGGTAATCTTTTAATTCCATATTTATTTTATACACTTAAAAATTGGTTGAGTGATATAAAATTGCAGCAGACATATCATCAAGTTGATGTTTGCACCCTAAATCAAGTATATCTTTGTCTATATGAAGATCAGAAAGATTCTCTATATTATCAACAACACTTGATAACGCCTGTTCCCATTCGCCTTCTTTTTTGGAAACTATAATTGCTTCACAAGCTTGAGACACAAGATCTTTTCTTTGCTCATCTAGTTCGTCTATACCATATTTGAGAGCAAAGTCTCTATATGCTTTTAACTCAAATTCACTAACTTTTTGAGTAGCCTTAATAATGTGTTTCTTCGAAAAGCTTGAATTAGATACTCCAATTGGTCTACCTCCAGATGGAGCTATAGGAGCAGCCTTTTCTTTTACTTCAGGTTCGGAACCGCCATCTTTTTCTTCTTGATATAGATTAACGCTATTAACAAGAGGCATGTAGTAACCCTCTTCTCTTTTTTGTTTAAACTCTTCTTGAGCTTTGTCCATGTCTACAGATTTTGGGAAAACACCTGTATGTACAACCTTCATTCCTTGCTCTGGGGTTATAACTCCAAGCTCCATCATTCTGGTGGCAAGTTTTGTCATATCAGAATTATCCAATGTGTCTGTTTTAACCAACTTCGCTTCAGGCCAAGATCTCATACCAATAGACTTACAGATTCTACGGATTTCTGGCTGGAGAAATTCTTTTATAAATAAATCGCGAGATTCTTCTAAACGTTGAATAAAGATCTTCATCTTTAATTGGCCGTCGGCATACTTATTGTCTCCAATAAGCACATTTTGCAATCCCTCTTGAATATCTCTATTTAGAACTTCATACTTTTCAGGCCCAACAACTTTTCGCAAGTCAGGTATAACAAAGTCTGCTTTAGTTGTATAATCTGAAACAAGCACTCGACCAACGCTTTGGTTCTTAAAGATGTTTTGCATTGCGGCTAAAGCCTTGTGATTTACCCCGCCTTTATCTGGCTCTGCACCCATAGTGACTAAAAGTACAACATTTTCAATGGATCGAGAAATCGCTTGGTCTATCTTTTTTAACTCCAATTTCTTATTAATGTCGTCTAGCACTGTGAATCCATAAGGAATCGACAAAGGCTCATAGTCTTGTTTCTTAGCGAACACCACATGTAACAAATCAGATGCTAATCTTATATACAGTCTTTCAGAGGTGGAAGCTTGATTGTTTTTAATCCTAATCTGGACATCTTCTGGCAGAGAATTGTACATCTCTTTCTCATGATCTGTTTGAGGATTCTTTAATCTAGAAATTTCATAAGGAGTAAGTACTTTGAAATATTGGAAATCATTAAAAGAAATAGAACCCTTAGTAGCAACATCGGTTGGATTGATAACCATATACTTAATGGGTATAGGTGCATTTTTTTTAGTAGCACCATAGGTCTCTAAGATTTGACCTGAATCTTGCATTTTAAGTTTGCCGTCGATTCTATATAAGAAAACATTACCTGATCGATAGTACTCTCGGAAATATTGAGATTTTATATCATGTATCTTGATTCTCTTGAACCAAGCGTTTACAAACTTGCGAGATTTTTCTGTACCCCCTTCTAAGTAGATATCAGAGTCAGCGAAGTCTGAAAGCATGTCGATAGTACTACGAAATGCAGGTACATTAAAGTAAGCTTTTTGACATAATTGTATAGCATCTCTAGCGTCTACAGAATCACGAGAATAATCAAATGGGAGAAGTCCATCATCTATGTTTTTAAAACGACCCTTTACAAAGTTCTGAGATACATTATTACTTCTGCTTGCAGTTCTATTAGAGGGTTGAAGCCTAGAAGCCACACTTTCATATAAAGATTCTCCAACTAGCTCTGGATTAATATCAGACTCAGTATTCTCTTTAAATAACTCGTCTAAGTTGTTGTTAGAAGCATTGCTTTTGAATTTATTCCAATACTCAGATCTCTTCGTGTATTTGCGCTTTTCCTCCATGTTAACAATTGTTACACTAAAGTTATAAAAGTTACTTTATAACTTTTCAAATTGTAAAAGGTATAAATGTAGAAGTAGGCTTCTTCTCAGGTTTAACGTGCAAAGAATCAAAATACACCTTCCCGAACCAATTACCTAGTATCAAAGCAGAATAAGAATCTTTACGTGCTCGATTCGGTCCTTTTTGTCTTCGAATGTTTTGGGGTAGGTTAAATGACTGTGAGCCTTGGGGGTTTGTAGTAACCTCAATGTTAGCGCATTCCGACTTTGTAAGCTCAATGTTACTTTTCTGTTGATCTATAAGGTCAATCATTTTGGCTCCTTTAGAAGTAGCTGTAATTTTATTATCCCACTTTATACTATCAATAGGTAGATTCTTCTTTCTTTGTTTATCAAAGTGATCGTCTACCGCTCTGGAAGCAAATAGTATTCTTTTATGGTCTATAGCTGCTTGTAACATCTCATTACCACTTCTGATCCAGTTAACTGTAGGCTTTCTTAAGATACAATACTTTCTTTCTTTCTGATTATATTGATTCTTAAAACTAAGTATATCGTTATGCCATTGATCAGGTTTTTCTAAGTCTACTTCTATAACGCCAATATCAACTTTAGCTGTTTTAAACAATTGACTCTCGTTACAAGAATTAATAAATTGAACACCTCCGTTGTAGTCTCCGCATATCCCAACGATATTAAAATGTTGAATGACGTAGAGAAAATATCTCATATGTTCTTTTAAGGATACTCCTGCTATTGCATAGCTATGAACAAGGCAAATCTTCTGCTCTTCTCTCATAACTTTAAACACATGCATTGCAAAGTGGTCAGCGCTTGTATTTCCAGCCCAGTTAGGGTCAAAAGCAAGCAAGTAGTCATCGCTTGGGTTTCCTACGACTTCAACAGCTGGGAATTCCCCATCAGCTATCGTACAAGATGCCATTTTAGATAATCTAAAGTAACCATCACTCTCATCTACAAATTGAGCACCAAACTCTCGTTTAAACTGCATCTCAGACATAGTAGCCTTAGCTTGTTTAAGCAGGTTTTGATCGTATAGCCTAGTAGGAGCACAATCATAACTTAACTGCATTATTAGTCTATAAGCTTCATCAGCAGCTGGTTCATCTTCATCATCTTTATTAGACTCTCCGAATATTAGCCCCTCGTACTTTTTATAGAGCTTGTACATATATTCAAACTTAAAAGAGGGAGATGAAAGTATTATCAATTTGTTATTAGGCCACACATACCTTTCTTCTTCTTGCATCTCGCCTTTCTCGATTATGCGCGTTTCTAACTTGTGAAGTTCTTCTCGTTCGATAGGATTTTCTACTACGCCAAGGAAAGGTATAATAACTTCGTTGAAAATCTTTTCGGGGATGGTTAAGAACTCATCGAGTACAATGCGATTAAATCGAAATCCACGTAACCTTTCTCCATTTGCCAAGGGTAACGCTATAGCCCTACTACCACCTATTTTTAAAGTCCACTGGTCAGTTCCTTTGGTTATCTTAACTCCGCATTCTTTTGCGAGCTTCGCTTCGGGCTTGGATAGTATATCCTCCATTTTTTGGAAGATTTGCTTTGATTGCCTAAAGCTACCTGCAATAACACCTATATTCGCGCTAGGGTTTAAAAGACACTCAAGTAGCACATAGATAGCTGTAGAGAATGTTTTAGACATACCACGAGAGAATACGAACATGGAATAGTCAGATACCATCATCCCCTTGATTGCCATAGCCTGAAATGGAAATAACTTAACCCCTAAGAATAATTCTGAAGTAAACGCAATATTAGCCCTTAAAAACTTGTATAACAAATACTTAGCTTCTTCATCGGGCAAGTCGCCTTCAAATGATCTAAGATGAGAGTTAAACTCTTTAGCAGAGAACTCAGTGCGATATCTCTGTTTTCCTTTGTTCCAAGCCATAAACTTTATTGTCTATATGGTACTGTAAATCAACCTCCCACAAGTCCTGACCATAATAAAGGATTTTGGGTATTAGCTTTTTAGCGCCTTTCCTATTGTAAGCAAAGATGAATTGTATGTTTTCTGGGTAGTCTACCATAAGACCCCTTAAATTATGCCATACATAACCTAGGTTCGATTTAAACTTCGATATTTTGTTGTCTTCTTCGATTTTTTCAATAGAAGACTCGACAACAATGAACATGTAAGAATTAAACTGGACACAGCGATCCATTTCCCTCCTGAATCTTTTAATATCTTTACCAAATGTTTGTCTAAAGTCATCTTGTGATTTTCTATCTATGAATGTTTTTGAATAATGTTCCCCTCCAGCAGTATAGTCGCCAAAGTCTAACTTGTTTACTAAGCCGTTCTTAAAAGTAAAGGGAAGCTTTTCCCTTGTGTCTACGAAAATAGAGATATCCTCGTGGGAGGATTCCCAAAAGGTTTTTGGGAGGTTTCTACAAAACTGGTTTTTTAAATTCAGTTCTTTTGTGAAATTAGAATAAGACCCCCATAACTTCCTATAGGTTTGAATATCGGCCATGTCCGATAATTGATAAAATAAATTAGGAGGGGCTATCGTTATCTTCTTATCTGTGAATTTAGATTTAGCTTTGTTTTCAACATATTCCTTGCAGGTCTCTGAAGGTGTGATTTTAAGCCAATTAAGATAATTTTCCTTGCAGGAGAAATCTTCTCTAAAGTATTGGTCATAATTCTTAAAAGGGAGCAAAGAACCCGTGTACAAATCCTTTTTCTGGAAGTGCTTTACATAATAGTCTCCAATAAACAAAGAGTGTGCTTTCAGGTGCATGTGAAAGCTTTTCCTATTGTCGAACTCCTTTCCACATTCTTTACAGGTAAAATCACTCATAATAGTTCTTTTTTAGAAATACCTAGGATTCTAGCCTTATAATCATCCATACTTTCAAGTCTATCAGCTTCCTCTTCAATCAGTTTGTTTTGAAGCTCTGCCATCATTATCATTCGATCACGCTCTTCTCTTTCTTGGAAGGCTTCCACTAAAGCAAAGATAGATCCATTTTCTTCTCCCTTGGCTTTGAGTCTCGCAGTTCTAGAACCATTCAAATCTTTTGTAAGAGACTCTATCCTTTTTTCGCATTGATTAAGTTCATCACTCGTAGCCTTGATAATCTCTGTCAGACGCATTGTAATGTCTCTTTCGTTGTCTTGGTCGTCCAGTAGTGCGTTAAGCTTGTCAATGCGCTGCTGGATGTGTTTTTGGCGCACGTAGTTGGTACATACGGTCACGTACAGGTTCAACTCATCATTAGTGAGGTCAGGCTTGTCCCAAATAGCCCTAACAAACTCGCTTTCAAAAAGGTCTCTGTCTGCTAAGGTAGAGTACTGGTTTATAAAGTGATTAAATCTAGGACTACGAAGATAGATCATCAATTGATCCATTAACTTCTTTTGTTTGTTTTGAATCGTTGATTCTTCGAAAGAAGTACCGCAAAAAGCATTCACTTTAGAAATAACGCGAGATAAAGCTTTTGGGGCTATCCATTTCTCTTTTGTTATAATCTCGTTGTCATCAACTACTTCAGGGCGATACGTCTTGAGAAAATCTACAATCAACCTATGTTTAATACTAAGGCTTGCGACATCTCTATCCTTAAAAGTTAATCGGGCAACTTCTAAAGCATTCATATCCGAATGGATATTATCACTCATAAGGAAGGACTTCTGTTCTTTAGTTAGTTCTAGGTTATCTGCTTTGGGAACTAGAGAAGTGTTATAGTCTCTATTCTGTTTGGCTAGGAAAGCCCTCACCGCTCTCCCCTGTTTAGACCTACCGTCAATATTCTCGTCTTTAAATACTTTTCGGGTGATAGACATCAAGTCAGGGTTCTTTTTGAACTCTTTTAAAATCTGCTTCTCCTGTTCTTCTGATAGTTTAAAGTTGTTCATGTTAAATCGTCTTTCTTAATTACTTTTTGGGCTATCAGGTAAAACTTCTTCTTTAAGTTGTTTATTTGTTTATATCGGGGAGTCTTCCTCTTACTCGTATCCTTCTTAAAACCAAATCTCTTTGCAACCTCTTCATCAGTAGCGTTCTCCATAAATAACATTGTATATATTATCTTATGCTTCTCACTCAATTCCTTCAAAACCAACTGATGTATCTTGGCCACTTTTCTATCATAATCAAC